CCCGGTTGCGAATTCCATAAGTTGCCGATATCGGCAAGCCCTTGAGATAACCAACTCATGACACACCTAACGCTGTGCAGAACCGGATATGTTCTTCCAAATTTTCGAGAATCCACTGCTCCATCTCATCCGGGTCGTCCGGATTGAAGTCTAGCAGGTCGAAACCCGACGTGCCCAGCACCTGGTTGATGTCGGCGTGCATGCTGGCATGCCAGTACAGCCACTGATCCAGGTTGTCTTTGTTGACGTAGGCGATCGGGTAAACGGTGCTGGACACGTTCTTCAGGTCGAACAGCGAGTCCGACAGTCCTTGATGATTGGCGAAATGGTTCTGACCCCAAGCTTGCCAGTCATCGCCTGACTGCGGCGTCCAACCGATCATCGGTAACGACATCTTAAAGCCCCATAGCGATCAGGCAAATGATCAGCCCCATCAACGCGATGGTATCAGCGAATGGAGCAGCGAATTCGTCGTCCATCATGTCCATCCCAGGTTAGTGAGCCGGAAATTGACGGTGTTGAGCGTGATCGTGACGTTGGATAGCGGGTTGAAAGCCGCCAAAATCACCGATCCAGCCGCCGGCGCATAGGGCGTAAACACGATGCTCGACACCGGCGCCAGCGACCAACCGAGCAAAATGTTGTCGAACGGCTGCACCCCGGCCCACGGCAGGGTAGCGAATTGGGCCACGCCGGGGGTCAAAGTGGTGAAAACCGCCGATGTTAGGGTCGAATTTAGCCGCAAAAGTGGGGCGCCGGCACCCATGGCCAGACTGCCGAGTGTGGCCAGACTGGATACCAGGGTACCGATCGAGCCGATGGTCGCCGATAGGCTGCCAAAGGCCACTTGCGCCAGGGCAAAGGTGCCGGCACTGAGCGAACCAGCGCCTAATAGCCCGACATTCAGACTGGCCAGGCTGGAACCGCTCAGACCACCGGCACTGTTTTGCAGATGCCAGCCGCCGCCGCCGGAATTGAGCGCCGGGTCGTAAAGCAGGGCAAAAGCCGTCAAATTGACGATTTCAGCACCGCTGAGCACGACCGGACCCGCGGGACTGTCCTTATAGACCGGCACCAACGGCAAGGTGCCAAGCTGGGCATTGACCGCACCGCTGTTGGTCGCCGTAGCGACACCCTGCAGCCGCATACCGGCTTGATACTGCGTGTAAGTCGCCGCGCCGGCCTGCGACGTCAAAGTCAACGTGTTGGTACCGCTGACCGTACAGGGAATGTTGATCAAATAAGACAGCAAGGTGAAATTGCCGTCCAGCTCGGGCAAAGTCGGCGTCGTCAAAGCGGCAAACGTTGTCCACGCCATCGATCAGGCCCTGTACTGGACGATTTCAGGCTGCAGCATGGCGCTAACGATCGCCATGTCATCACACTGCGTCGAGATCGTCAGACCATTGAGCACGCCAACCTGCGCCACAGCAGTCGGCTGTAGAACATTGGTGGTGCCGGATTCCAGCCAAGTCACCGGCTGACCCACTTGATTGGTCCATTGCACGTCCACATCGGCGACATTGTCCCAGATCGCCGAATTGACGGTGCCGATGTAAGGCGCAGTCGAGCCATTTTCACTGTCGACCGTGACTGCATACTGCAGATCGCTGACACCGTAAAATTCGGCGATGGCAAACAGATTGACAATTGATTTGGTGAAGTCATAGCCAGCCGGCATATCCCACAACCGGCTTTGCGCGGTTTTTGTAAATACGCTCGAGGGTGTCTGGAACAGCGGATAAAGATGCACACCGTCGGTGCCCCAGGCGATATAAACCGAATTGATTTCCTGGGTGGCGATGAAAGTCAGCGGCTGATCTTGCGTCGACGCCCACCAGCGTTTGGTATCTTGGGTCATCAACAGCTTATTGGCTTGCTGTCCGCTGACCGGATCGACGATCGGCACCAGCATCATCAGTACGCGCTTGTCGAAGATCGTCGCCTTGGCGACCGATACCTGAAAACCATTGAAGGGATTGAGATTGAAGCCCGCTGCCGGCACCGTGTTGTAGACGCCATCCAACGGCTCGCTGATGCGCCGAAACGGCGCGCCCGACGATGACGACCAGATGCCGTTCGGGTTGGCGACGATCACGTCCAGACCGAGCGTCGTCACGCTGGCCGGATAGGGCGAACCGGTTTCCGGATCGGCGTTATTCAAACTATAAGTCGTCGTGCCGCTCCCCGACGTCTGCACATTGGAGATGTAGTCCATCGACGAGTCGCCGATTAGAAACATAAAACCCAGCGCCGAGATCACCTGCGTATAACCGACCCGCAACTGGTTGGAATTGGACTGCTGGCTGCCGCCACCGTCAGTGGTCGAGAAATCGATGACCGAACCGGGCGCGGTGAAATTGAAATTGGCGCCGTTGAACACCCAAACATGTTGCTGGAACGTAGAGACCGCCGTGCCTTGGATGCCTTGTGGCATCAACGTCGCCGTACCGGCGGCGTTGGTGACGACGTTGTTGGTGACGGATATGGCTGGCGGATTAGAATTGGCGTAAGTGCCGCTGTTGACCACCGTGACGGCGACGATCACACCGTTCAAGACCGTCGGCGATAGTGTTGCCGGAGTGAATGGACTGCCGCCACTCGCCACTACCGAAATACTGGACGAATAATTGCTGCCACCCGCCGCGACTGTGACGCTGCCGACACCAAAGATGGCTCCGCTCGGGCTCGAAACCGTGACCGGAGCCGACGGCGCGCCACCGCCGTAAACAAAGAAAAAAGGCGGGGAGTTAGCCGGATTGTCAACCACCCGCACGCCTGTAATTTGACCAGTTGGGCCCAAACTAGTGATGGCGATCGACGGTGCCCCGATCTCCCAACCGCTAGACGAACCGTTGACAAAACCGAAACCCAATACCGGCCCACCAACAAAAACCTGCGCCGCAGTGGTGTAACCCGATCCTGGATTGTTGATCTGGATACCAGATACAACCCACGTAGCTCCAAGCACCGTGTCCTGTCCGTAAAATGAAAAACTCAATGAAATCGATGCCGCGGTACCACTGCCGAGGAATACCATATTGGCGACTAAACTGGCGCCGGTGCCAGCGCTGTTGCCGCCGGTGAAATTCAACGTCACCACATCGGTCGGCAGATACCCCGAACCGGCGTTGATCGGCACCACGCTGGTCACGAGACCATTAGTGATGGTGGCGACGAACGTTGCGCCCGAACCATGCCCGCCACTCGCCGTCACCAGCGGCGGTGCCGTGTAGCCGCCACCGAGATTTGTCAGACTCGTCGTTGGCGACAAACTGCCGGCACCGAACAAGGTCGTTCCGTTCCAAATCCAATAGCCGTTAACCTGGTTGGCAACGATGACCAAATACTGCTGGCCGTACTGGCTGCAGCCAATGCTGGTGACCGACGGGGTTGAAATGGTGTGTGTCGCCATTATTGTCGTTTGCGCACCGGTCGCGGTATTGACCTGCACCGCCGAGCCATCGGACAGGAAAATCGCGACATACTCGGCAGCCTTGAGGTTGAAAAAGAAATAAAACACGATGGTCACGCCGGCCGGCGCCGAGTATAGCTGCGATCCGACGCCCCACAGCGTCCGCAAGTTGCGCGGCGCCAACGGCATGAAGCCGTCCAACCAATAAGCTTGCTGATCCGGCACGCCGGTGCGAGTGGTCGAGGTATTGACGCCGGCAAAATCCTCGAACTTCAGTCCAGGAGGCTTACCGGACTGGTCTTCTTGCTGTTGAGGCTGTTGCTGGCGCTGTGGCAAACTAGACCCTCATAAACAACGTCTTGATGTCGTGCAGACTGCCGAGCTTGCGCACCTGCGCGTCCGGCACGTCGGAACGCTCGCAGACAATGACCCGAGCGATACCCTGATTCTTGGCCCATTCCTTCATGTGCCCGTAAAACCCGATCGCCGCGTTGATCTGGGCGATGTTGTTGGGATCTTCGACCCAGATAAAGAGCTCGCGCACGACCATCTCGCCTGAAAGACGGTCGAGCGGCGTGCGTTCGGCAAAGCAGACGGCTCGCGCCGCCGGCATGATCAGACACAACAGCTCGTTCTGATCGAGCACTAGGTTCAACCAGCCGATGATCGAGCGCTCATTCTGATTTGGGTAGATTTTCAACAACCGCTTCATGATCCACGGGCCGTGCTCGGTCAAGTCGGCCACGTAAAAGCGTCGGATCTCGTTATCCAGGACTTCGATTTGTTCGGCAACGTCAGACATTAAGTAGTACCTCCGTCCATGTTACGTCATCCACACAGATCCAGTCGTCATACCAAGCTGGTTCTGCCCAAAACCACAATGCCGGCATTTACATCTCCTAGTAACTACCAGCGGCCGTAGGGATTCGATAACCTACCTGGACGCGCATAACCGGATCTCCTCTGGATCATGTCATCAAACTTCTTAAAAAAATACTCGGCCGCGTTGAAATTCTGCAATTCGAGGAAACCCAGGTGCGCCGCCCAATACGGCACGATATCGTCCCACGGTTGCGGAATGACTTCAGCCGAATTGTTGTTTAGCAGATCCGCCGGCAACGCCAGGCAGTCGAATTCCCACTGGTAGGTCTGTGATGGCCAGGGATAAGCGAAGAAACTACCGCTGGCGCCTTGGCCGTACTGTGAACAGAACGTCGGCACATAGGCATATTGAAACGGATACTGCCGGATCATCGCCTGATAGGTCGGAAACGAGTAGATCGGCAACGAATAGCGGTAATTGGCATAGATGACACTGACGTCGAGAATGGCATAAACACTGCTGACGCCGGGAAACATCGCGACATTGATGTCGGAAAACTGATACTGCTCCTGCATCGGGTTGAGCACGTTGACCGGCGCCGTCGTCAAGGTCACCGTCGCGTTCTGACCCGCGCCGGTCGGATCGGTTACCGTCGCGATCGGCTGGAAATAGCCGTCGCCGCCCTGATTGATGCTCACCGACATGATCTGACCGTTGGAAATGATCGGCTGGGCGATCGCTTGCGCGCCGTTCGGGCTCGGCGGCTTGCCGGACGGGAAATCCGGCGGTGAAATCGTCACCAAAGTAGCTGCCGAGTAGTTGTTGTTGCCGCCCGACGTCACCGTGGCACTGACGACCGGTGCCGATATCGGTGTCAGCACCCGCACACACTGCGCGCGAGCCGCCACTTCGCGCCGACCGGCGTTGATGTACTCGATTAGATCTTCCGGATTGAGCAGATCCATGCGCTGTTCGCGCAAAAACCGCTGGGTTTGCTTCAGGTAGTCATTGAGCTGCACGGCCACCGCCTCCCATGCCCAGCTTGGTGGCCGTCAGAACATTAGGCGCGCCCTGATACATGTAGTTCAAGGGCACCGGATTGGCGGCGTCACGCGCCCGCACGCAGAATTCGCTGTACAGTTCCTTGTATTTCAACGCTTCCTGCATCCGCGCCGACGTCTGCGACGACAGCAGCGCCAGATAAGCGGCGAAATACGGTACCGCGTCGGTCCACAGATACGGGATCGCCTCGATATCGGTGTCGATTGCCAAAGGTTGTGGGAAACAGGTACAGTCCAGCGTCAACGTGTAAGCGATATCCGGCAATGGATCGACGTAAAGCGTTCCACCTGCACCTGGTCCACTTCCTGACACCGACGGCGGCGGCGCTGCACCCTGTCCATATTGTACCCAGCGCAACGGCGGTCCTGATTTTGGGGTCGGATTGTTCAGCAGATACTGGACAAACCACTCCCAAGGCCGTGGACGAAACCACTGCAGGCCGCCACCAACCGCATAGAACACATGATTGACGTGGATGGCGCCGGCGATGCCGGTCACGGCCTGCGTTCCCAGATTGATGCTCGAGAACGGATAGACGCGCTGGCCAGGCACCAGCACCAGAGAACCGATCTGGCGAATGCACTTGCCCTCGACGCCGGCCAATTGCCCGCGCGCGATATTGATGTAGCTCGTTAAGATGGCAGTCGAGTACAGCGCGGTCGGCGCTGAAGGGTTTTGCAATAACTGCGAGGTTTGGGCCTGATACTGCGCCAGCACATGCGCTACCCGTAGAGCTTGATCAGATACGGTATGTTCGTGGTGAACCGATCGGATGCCAAATGGTAGTAAGCTTGCGCGCCATCGGGCCCTTGCGCCAGACAGACGCCACCATTGGCCATGGATTGGCGCCGCCCCTCGGCAGTCTGAATATTGACGCCGACCAGATCGGTGTCAGGCGTGATATAATTCTGCGTCGCCTGGTTGCCGGGATTGGTGGTCGCAGCCAGCTTCGGCTTCGACACGTTGAACGTCGGTGCGGCTTGACCCATTTCATTCACCCATACAGTTTGCGGACGACAGGCTTAGAAAAGGGCGTCCATCCTTCCGTGACGAACTGATAACTCCCCATCGTATCGTGGGCGACCGAGAATATGCCGCCCTTGGCCATGGCATGCTGCTGCCCACCCGTGCCGGCAAGACTGGCACCGTCGAGGTCGCCATCGGCAACCACGGCAGTACCCGCTTTAGGAGTGTTGCCTTGCACGACGCCGCCGAATGTGGGTGCGGTCTTTGCCATTACGATGCCGGTTGCAGAAGGGCGATATCGGGCTTCGATCCCATCGTCAACGCCACCGTAGGACCGACCATCGATCCAGAGAAGGCGCCGCTGTTAGCCGCGTTCGGCGACAACATGGCCAACGGCGCCTGATAGAAGAAGCCGCTGTCATAAAGCGTCGCCGCCTGCGCCGAAACAGTACCGGTGCCGGTGATCGCCACTACCATTGTCGCTGGTCGCGGACGGCCTGCCAGGTAAAGATTTTCCGGGGCGGTCGTGAACACCGACGTCGGGTAATAGCCGCCGTATGTGGTCATCAAAGCCGACGTGGTGCCGGCCAAGGTGCCGGTGCCCGTCAGCGAAGCCGCGGTGATGGTCTGCGCAAACACCGCGCTGACCGTGGCGTTAGTACCGACACCGCCAACCGTCAGAGTATAGTTGGCGATCGTGGCGAGCGCGTTGCCCATGTTGGTGACCAGCACGCCGGTGAGCGAGCCACCGGCCGTGGTGCCGAACGTGCAGGTGCCCAAGGTGATGCCGGTGTTGATATTTGGATCGAACGGCGACGGCACCGCGACGATCGTAAAGCCGGCCGGATAGCCGGCGCCAGGGTTGGTCAGGGTGAAGCCGGAGATCGTGCCGGATGCGATGGTGAAGTAACCTGACGCCTGAATGCCGCCGACACCGTTCGGGTTTGCTGCCGGAGGCGGGGGCGCCGGGATTAGGGCGAGAGGAGGAATCCCATATCCCGCGCCAAAACCGCCAGTGGGAATGCCACCGGCAACCTGCCCGCCCACGATCGGGGCGTAAGTGGCACCGCCGCCGCCCGTGACTGTGATGGTTGTCGAAGCTTGGACATAAGTGCCGCCCGCTGCAGTCACCACCGCGGCGACCGGGCAACCCAAAACGTTGGCCACGCGGGTGTTGTAGCCGTCGCTGAACACCCAATGCAGTCCGCCAGCCCATGAGCCGGCCGCCGTGATGGTCCACTGGTTGCTGATCGGGTCGAGAAATTCCAGCACCAAATAAGAACCAAGGCCGACATACCACTCGCCGGCCGGCACCACGAAACTGTCGCCGGCATTGAGGGTGACACGGTTGCCGCCAGTGTCCTGGTTGGTCGTACCGGGCGCAAAGGCAAACTGATAAGCCGACGGCTGCGCGCTGGGGTAGAGATTTTGCGGAAGCGGAAGGCCGATGCCAGGCCCGGCTATGCGCTGTACCATGTGAGTCCGCTCCTAGAACTGGTTGCCGCCGATATTGTAGAGCCACGCCCCCGATACCGACTTGGCGCAAATCAGGTCGTAGCCGATGACGACCACACCCTGCTGACCAATTTGTCCGAGAGGCACAAGAGAGTAGAAGCCCGAGAAATCAAAGGCTGCGTCTTCCGACAAATACATCGACACGTACTTGACATTGGGCGCAAAGGCATTGCCTTGCGGCACGAACGTGTCGGCAAAGATCGGGATGCCGCTAATCACGATGTTCGGGAACGACGACCGGACCTGCGTGTCCTTGCTGTAGGTGTTGCCCGGATTGACGAAGACCTGCTCAACACCAATGAAATCAAGGTTCAAGGTGGCGTAGTCGCCGGGGTTCATCACCACGAATGTCGGCGCTTCGCCGCCGGCCGCATTGGTGATCTTGGCGAGGACGGACGACATGGTCTTGCGGGTAAAGCCGACGGTCGACACCGTGCTCCAGGCCGTGCCCGTCCCCATGTTGATGTACTGGCCCTGGAACGCACTATTGCCAGCCGCGTTGCGGTTAATACCGCCGTAAGTCGGGATCACCGTGCCATCGTTGTAGGCGTCCAAGAACGAGTTCGGCAGCAACGGATTGCCGGTGTTGTTGGTGTATTGCAGCGCCGCCATTTTCTGCTTGGTAACGGCGTAAACGTCATTCATCCGGGCTTTGAGAATCGAGATCTCGCGATCGGTCGCCTGGATGATAGTTTCACCGAAGGGAAGCGGCACGGGTACGACCCAATACGCCAGATTGAATTGGCCGTTCTGAATCGCGGGGATGATCTGCGGTGAATTGAAGCCGCCTCCGTAACCCGTGAATTGTCCCTGGACCATGCTCTGGCCCTGCATCGGGATCGTCACTTGGTTTAACCCGCCCGCCGCGCGCTGCGCATTGCCCAACATATAGAACAAGCTGGGCGAAGCGTAATACATCTGCACGAACAGCCGCGGAACGAAGGCTCTGCGGGTCGCTGCCGTCAATTCGGTAAACAGGCTGCCAGCAGCCGGTGCGACGCCTATACCAGGTAACGGCATTGCGATTCTCCGTTATTAACGCCGCACACGCGCGCCGCGTGTTTCAGCAATGGCATCCGTCGCCGCACCCAGAACGGCGTTGTCATCCTCGCCGCGCGAATCCAGCAACGACTTGACAAATGCCTCGCCTTCTTTTGGCGGCTCGACAAAATTGAAGCCGCCAAAGGCGCGCGGCGACATGACTTCCTGCGGGGGGTTTTGTCTTTCCAGATAAGCAGCGGCGATCTCGTGATCGGTGATGCCGCGCTCCTGCATGAATTTCTCGACTGCCTCGATGCCTTCTTTGGTGTACTTGGCATCCTGCAATTTCTTGCGGCCTTCCTCGATCTTGGCGTTCAGCGCCGCCAAGCCGCGCTCACCATCTTGTTTTTCCTTGTCGGACTGGAGCTTGGTTTCCAGCTCCTCGAATTTCTTCTGCCACTCGGTCTTTTCTTTCTGTGCGGCCTCATACTCGTCCAACGCCTTGGTCACGGCGGTCGGATCGATTTTCTTATGAGCGCGCTCTAGATTTAGCAACGCCTCCTTATCGGCTTTGATCTTGGCGAGCGTCTGCTTGGTGGCTTCCCAAGCTTTGAATTCCTGCTCGTCGATCTCGATCTTCGGCATTTTTATTTACTCGGGACGTGCGAAACACTCATCTTCTCGGCCTTCTGCTGGCCGGGAAGGTGCGACTTACGTCCGCCGATCTCGAGCTCTTCCATGTTGACGCGAACGATCTGGTCGTCGGTCTTTTGCGGAAGGGTCTTGGTCGGATCTTGGAAAATGTTCGGCATGATCAAACTCTCATTTTTAGTGTGGTTGCATCCCAGCACCAGGCGCGCCGCCGCCACCCGGAGCGCCGCCCGGCGGCTGTTGCTGCATTTTCTGTAACGCCTGCAACTGTGGACCGGCTTGCTGTCCAGCTTGCATCAAGCGCTGGGCCATCTGCTGTTGACCGGCCGGCGTGACCGTGCCCGGCGGCACATGCTTGCCGAGTTTTTGCATTGCGGCAGTCAAGTCCTTACCGATCTCACTCGTCGGCCCAACCATCGGCAGGATTTGCGACATCAGTTGAAGGGCGTTCCCCAGCTGCTGAAGGCCAGCCGCTTCGTAACCGCGATTAGGCGAAGGGGTCGGAGCACCCTGCGTGCCAAACGGTGGCGCTTGTGGCGCACCTTGTTGACCTTGTGGATTAGCAGCTGGGGGAGCTTCAGGCATCGGTTAGTGCCGACGGCCCTTACGACGACGGTTGTGAACCAGCATTGAATCCTCCTGCGGGTCCGCGAACGGCTCTTGCGAGGCCGCAACAGGACCCACAGTCGCAATTGACATCATTAGGCGTAATAGTGTTTTATTAGGCCGTTTGCCGTAGGATTAGGTAGGATCAGACTTGTCCGACCCAAAATGGCTCGACGGGCCGCAGCAATTCATCACCGTTAAAGAAGCGGCCCGCTACATGGGCTGCTCGATTGACCTGATTTACGATGCCCTCCACCGCGGCCCGCCAGAGGGCATTCCCGGTAAACAAAACTTCGCCCGACAATTCAAAAGCTGGTACCGCATTCCCAAAAAAGAATTTTTGGAATGGGCACACAACTACGACAAAAAGGGAAACTGACATGCACCAGTTAACAGTCGTGTTCGGAGACAACGGCGGGTCGTGGGCCTTCCAATACAAAGATGCCAACGGCGCCATCACTGCCGTGCAAACAATCATGGACGCAATGGTACACAAAACCCTCGGACCATTCGCCCGGATAGCAGATGATTTTAGCCAAGTCGCCTATATCAACACCGACGAAATCGTCGGCTGGCTGTCGGAAGATTGCGAGATCAGCAAAATCGGCCAGATCGAACGCGGCCTGCATCAGGCCCGTGTTCAGGCCAAAGCCCAGGAACTCGCCGGACAAGATCCGCTACTGCGTCAAGCGCGCATTGCCAACCAACGCAGCGGTCCCGTACTCAGCCCAATGAGCAACGGCGGTTTCTAACGGTGCTTGCCACCGGTCATCTGCTTTTCCATCAGCTTCTCGAACAGCTCCGGATGCTGCTGTTGCAATTGCTTCATCTCCTGCGCCTTCTGTTCTTGGCGTTTGCGGAAGCTGACCTTGGCGCCTTCCTTATCGGGTAGCGGCGTGTTTTCAATGACGTACTCGGCATCGACGATGCCCATCTTAAAAGCGGCAAAAATCAATTGCGTGTTCTCGTCGAGGAAAATCGGCGACGACGAATGGCTATCGACGATGACTCGCCAATCGGCCGGCAATTCCGAAATCTTGAACCTGGTTTGCTCGACATCGGTAGGCTTATCGGCCTTGGCGAAATAATTTCGCGGGTCTTTGGCTTCGATCATCGTCAAGGTTTTGTCGCCGGCCTGCGCGCACTGCCGCTCGACCAGCAATGAACGATCGCGCAACGACGGCGAGGCCGTCTTGACCAATGTCTCGGCGTGGCCCTGCGCCCGCACGCCCTGATCGCCCATGCCCTGCATGACTGGCGGGAAATTGCCTAGCCAGTTGATGGTCTCGAGCAACCACTTGAGCAACGGCAGCAACTCGGCCGGAATTTTCGGCGTCAGATCCTGCACGCTGGCACCCTGCTGCAAGCCGAAATAGCCGGCAGCACGCATCTGATCATAACGGATGTCGGTAATGCCCGGATCGCCGACGAAAGCGATCAGCTTATCGACCTGCAGGCCGAATAAACGCCGCGCATCGTCGCACCACGATGCCAGAAGCATCTGCGGCTCGATCAAATCGACCAATTCACTCTTGCCCCAAAACCAGTTGGTCACCTCATTGGGCTGAATCAGCGTGTAAGGATGCATCCGACTGTCGCGGATGAACAAGTTGTCTTTTTTGGTGACGAAATAATCGTTGCCGCTGCGCACCGTATGCGGCGTGATCAAAATATCCGGCTCTATGAATTGAATCGTGCAGTAATCATCGTCATCCTTGACCCATAGCTCATGCTGCTCGACCATTTCCGGCGCGACGACAGGCCCCATGATCGCATAATTCGGGTCGTTGGATATCTGCACCAGCCCGCCAGGCAACGAAGCCGACTGCACGCCGGTTTGAATCTGCGATGTCGACAAAACCTGATGGAAAAAGTTGGTTGGCGCCGCTCCGTCGGTGCGACCGCCCGGTCTGGCGTTGGCTTTGGCCTTGTCGTAAATCTTTTTGGCGTCCGGAAACTGGTAAATCCGCTGCCAAAGCTCGGCCATGGTCAAACTTGACGTCTCGCAAACGATTTCCTGCTTGTCGAGCTCGTTTTCATCCTCGCGATAAACGCCGAAATTCCACGGCATCACCAATTTTCGGCTGTAAGCAGGCGTTTCCTGCTGGCCTTCGTAGTGTGGCCACTGTTTCAGCAAGCACGTCCCGTATTTCAACCCTTCATAAACACCGCGGCCATACAAAACATCGGTATTGCTGCGATCCCACTGCCGCGTCAGCACGTTGGCGGCCTGCCGCGCCTGTTTTTGAACCAATTCGGAAACCGGATTTTCAAAATCGACATCGAATTTCAGCGACGTCGGACTGAAAAGATTGGTGGCCACTCGCTCGAGCTGCTTGTCTAGCGTGTTGATCAGCGACTTTTGGCCGTCATAGCGCCCGGTCTCGGCAATGGCGTTGAGCAACCGGTAGTACATCGCCCGCGCGCCGGCACTGACCCGACATTGCTCGACCCACTCGCGTACCTGGCTGATCAGCAAACGTTCATTGGTCGGTATGCCACCGGGTATCATCGCGACCGAACCACAAATATAGGCTGATAAAGCCAGTTCCGCGTGTCAGACGAAAACGTATCTGGCCAGTAAGTTGGTTCTTCCCAGAACCACAACGGTGTCAAGATCCGTAAATACATCAGTCTAACCCTCGCCTGCCGCCGCCCGGTGTATCAGCATAGGTTACTCCGCCAAATCGCCGCGAATGCTCACGCGTGATCAAATTTTGCGTGTAGTTGGCATGACCGACTTCCGGACCAACCCGCGTGTTTGCCGCATAAGCCAGCGCCTGTTGTTGCGCAGCCACCATGCCAGGATTGTCCATCAGGCGTGAAACATCATTCTGCACCGGAATGAAAGCCGTATCACCCGGCTTCATGCCATCTCGCATATTGGTGATCTTCAGGTCCGACACGTCGGATACCGGCACGTTGAGCATGGACGCCGCTTCTTGTGCCCGCTGCTCCGAGGCATCTTCCATTTGCCGGTAAAGCGCGTCATTCGCCTTGGTCTTGGCCGATCGAATGAACGGCATGGCGATTTCGTCGCTGCCCTTCGACACCGGCGCCCGGCAATGCGGACAGAAATCCGGCCATGCCTGCCCGCCAGGCCACTTGAAGGTCTGCCCGCAGTCGGGACACCGCAGTTTAATAACGACGGGAATAACCGCCACTCCTCCAGCTACTGCGACGCTGCTGGATCTCACGATTCAGGCGCTCGCGCTGTTTCTGCTGGAAGAACGTATCCAAAGTATTCTGGTTATACAAGACGACCTGATCCCGAATCGACAGCCGGCTTTTGGCTTCCTCAGCCTCGCGCGTGCGCTTTTGCGCCATTAACGCTTGCTTGTCTTTCTGCAGCCAGCAGTACGTCGCCAACGCCGCCGCGATCACCCGGTCATCGCGCTGCGACTTCGGCGCTTCGACCCCGCCATCGTCTTGCCGGGCGACCCTGTTCATTTCGTCAATCAGCTCACTCGACCGAATGCGAAACGTACCGTTGGTCACATAATCGCGTAATGATTCCATAACCATGACTTTACGGTCATGACTGGCGAGCCAGTGATAATTGAAACCCGGCCCCATCGCATCAGCTCTTTGGTAGATGTAAGCCTGTACGTTCTGAAAAACATTCGATAGCCCTTGCTCCTCTACTTCCTTCATCTTGTGGCCGACCCGCAGATAGACCTGCAAATCCTTGAGCGCGTTGAACACGGCATAACCCGGCCCGGCGAGCTCAAGGATATAGCGGACCATATTTTCGCCAGCGCCGTACCAGCCCATGATCGCCGACAGCACCCAAGCCAAATGCCGGGTCGTGGTCAAACCCGCCGTATATTCCGCCACTTGATCGACACCATCAGCGTAACAGCGCAACACCTCGATAGCCGAATGGTCGTTAGCTTCATTGACGCCGAACGCCGGATCGACACCGACGACATAAGATGCGCCGACGACAGGTTCTTCCCAGACTTTCAGCTGCGTGTCCTTGTAGGTCCGCGCCTTGTAAACCTTTGTATTGATGAATTCCTCACCGCATTGAAACCAATAGTTCTTGTGGTTTTTACTGGCATAGAGCCGAGTTTGGTCGGTCAGAGCCTCGGCGCTGAAAAACGTCGCGCCGGTTTGCTGGAACGCTTCGTCCTCGGTCCAAGCTTGCTCGGCCAAACGCAGGTTGGAGCCCTCGAAATCGGGAGCGGAATCGCCGAGATCGGCCATCGCCGCGCCAGGATTCATCTTACGGCGCACCCAGGCTAGTTGTTCCTCAGTGATGTCGTGGCCGTATTTTTCCTTGACGGTTTGCATCCGCGCGAGCTCTTTATCGCTCGGCGGGTAGATGCCATACAATCTAAAATCCGGGCTGTCCTTGGGAATGCTCTGCGACGGCTTCGACCACCAGCCAAGAAAAATACACTTGCAATGCATCGGGTCGACACGCGCCGCCTTCCACATCGTGTGCCAAAGATTGAAGCCGCGCGCCGTCGACTCATAAATATACAAACGATCGGGATTGACGTCCGACAACGACTGCTGAAAAGCCTCTAACCCTTCATCGTTGTCCCAGGAGCATAGCTCCGAGAGATGCGCCAACGACAAGCCGACCGAACGGCCCAACGTACCGCTGGTCTTGGTGCGCTTCACGCCAGCCGACATGAACAGTAGCTTGCTATCGTTGTTGAGCGTCAAGCCCATCCGGTTATCGGAAGCGATCTTGGGAAATTTCAACGACGACGGCAGATCGTTGATCATCACCGTCAACTCGGAACGCGACTCTTGTTTGTTCGTATCGGTGTCAAAAACGACGGCCCCCTTCAAACCGTTGTGAACACCCAGCATGAACATGGTGAGTGCGCGGGCGATCGTCGACAGCCCGAGCTGCCGGGATTTCAGCACATAGATTTCGTGAATGTCTTCCTCGAGCGCGTCGAACACGGCGCTAATGAACCGCCGCTGGCCGTCATACAAAGATTTGCCGAGAGAGACCCGGCCGGTATCTTTGGAGTTGATATAGCAGCGCGCCAGAAATTCGTAAAAAGCCTTTTCTACGGTCTTGCGTTTCTCGCGTGACCAGCCGCGCCGTACAGTCTCGTGCGTCAACGCATGACTCCAAATGCCTGCTGGTTGCGCCGTTTATCGTCCAGCTCGGCCATTTTCATCTTAATACGAAAATCGAGGGTTTGCCAGAATTGCCCCGGATCGGCCTGCAAGTCCAGCAGCAGGAGTTCGATCGCCTCGCCGCCGTTGGGCGGCGGGTAGATCACCACGGCACCACCAAAATTGGACTCAGCATTATGGTCAATACGATCAGCCATAACGCGAAAACGGTTAGCCACATCATTTTTGGGTTTCTCGACTAGGTCGGTCATGCGTGCACGCCCACAGCTCAGTGGCAGTCTTGCCAAGACACTTGCGGTCTAGTTCCGTAGGCGGATAGAGCCACAAAACTGCTCGGCCAACAAGCCACAAGCCGAAAAGCGACACGACGAACGCGATCAGCATCCGCCGATAAACCCTATCGATAACGATGCGCCGCATTCGGTTTGATCTCATCATTGATGTAACTGCCGACGCTAGCCGCCCGTGACGCCTCGTCAGCCGTGGCTTCATCGACCTTGTAAGCCGATACCTTGCCTGATTTCCAGGTCACCAGCATCTCGCCAGTCTCTTCGTCATAGCCAACCTGCGACACGCTGCTCGAAAAAACCGATCGGGTCCAGCTCATAGCCGCCCCCAATGAAGTCCTGCGCCGGTCGGAAGACCGCTCAGCAAGGTCAGGATCACGTACACCACGATAATCACCAGAATCACCACCAGCAAGACGTAGACAATCTGGCCAAACGGCGCCGGCAGTGGAATCAGTGGCAGCAGCTGCATGATGGCCCACCAGACCACACCCAGGATAATCACCAGCGCAATCAGCCATATCAGTGTCCCTATCATAGCGATCCTCCTAGGTTATCGGCGTCGTCGGCCAGATATCCCTAACCTTGTCTGGCGTCGAGAATAGCAGATTGCAGTTAAAATACACCGGCTCGATCTCCACTTCGCGAGGAATTATTGCCGGATACGAGCCATCTTTGTGCAACAGGAAGGTGGAATAACCATGCGCGTACATGAAACTGCGTAGGCTGTTCTGGGTCGACCCTAGCGCTGCCAACGCATTGATATTGAGCTCGCAGCTAATGTAGGGGCACGCCTGATCAAGCAGGTGCTTTGTTGCACCGCGCAACGCATGCTCCTCGGCGCCCTCTAGGTCCAGCTTCATGAGCCGCGGCGTCGGCGACATATCGTTCAACGTAGTCGTCTGCAATTTCTCTTTCCATGCCGTATCGACCGCCAGCCCAAACGAATTCCGGCCCGGATCTTTATCGTGCAAAAATTCAAGCTCCATCTTGCTCGACCACAAAGGCTGCGTACAGCACACGATGTTATCAAAATTGTTCAACGCTATGTTGGTCTGTAGCCAGCTCATGTTCTCTTGCGCCGGCTCGTAGGCAACGACTGCCGCGCCCTTGATTCGCGCCATCAAGGTAAACACGCCGACATTGGCACCGCCGTCGATAA